TTTCGTTTACTGATTCTTTCATTTTTTTCATTTGGTCGTGAGTTTTTTCTAATTCTTGACCTGGTTTGAAGTTATCACCTTTGTTCTTCACGATAAACACAACACTTCTTGGACTTACGGATTTAACTTTACCTTGAGCGCCATAATGTGGGCAACTTGGATTAACATCTTTAACGACGTCACCTACACCATAAGTGTATTCTTTGAGTTCTTGCTTAATCATTTTGTTGATTTTACTGAACATCTCTTTCTTCATTGGTAAACCCTTGTGTTTAGTTGATGCGTATTTCTTCACATCTTTCTTCGTCATATCTTTGGCTACATCTTGTGCGTCTTTGTTAAACTTAGACGCAGGTTGTTCACCTTTTTGGATTGACCTAACAATCCCCATAAATTTTTGCTGTTTCTTAGAAACTGCTGGCATTACTCACCTCTAATAATATGATTGATGATATCTTCTGCTTTACAATACTGACCACAAGTTCTACCTTGTTTATCTACTGATTCGTTCATCGGATATAAAAATGCTCCGTGTGTTGATGGGTTGGATACGAAATCAAATGCGATTAACTCAAAGTCATCTCCGACTTTAGTTACATCATCACCATTTGCTTCTCTAACTTGTTCAACACTACCCAATCCTCTTGAACTGATACCTAATTTAATACCATTTTTAAATAATTCTTTTAAGATGTTTCCACTTGGTGTTGTAAGTATTTCTACCGTACCTAATAAATTATCACCCTCAAAGTGCATTTCAGTAATGTTGTGAGATACATTTGTTAAATTCACTACTGATGAATCTGGATGGTCAAGTTCTCCGAGTGCTCTATTTTGTTTTACAAAATTTTCATCATATCTTTTTGACTCTCTCATCAAGATTTCTCTTGGATATACTCTTCCGTTTTGATTTTTTGCTTCTGCTCTTTGTAATACACCTTTAACAACTAACTTTCCGTTGTTTTCTTTCAGCGCTTCAGTAATCTGTTGCGGTGTTATATTAAATGGTATATAATCTACTATTACGTTCTTCATTACTTTAAATTTCCTACTTTACCTGCTAATTTAACTAATCTTTCTGAAATTTTAGTTAATGCTTTGTGTGTGTTTTTCCAATATGCACTTCCGTCCATATTTAATTCTGTCTTTAATTGTAAATTCATTTTAATTCTTTTGTCTAATTCGGTCAATGCGTCACGAACTTCTCTAACCGATATACCAATTTTTTGTTTCGGTGTCATTGATTCGTCATTTCTCCAATTGTGATAACGACCTTCGTTTAAACCCTCACCCATAGATTTTAAACCTTGCATTGTTCTTGTAAGGTCAACGATTGATTTTTGAGCTGCTAAAATAGTTTCGTAATGTTTATTGTATTTTGGGTTTTTCATTTCTTGGTCACCCATTTTAGCAATATTCCAATATTGTTTTTGCATTTTATCAAAATCTCTTATGAATTTTTTTAATGCGTTGACTTCTTTATCAGTAACTTCATTTACTGATTCTAATTGTGCGTCGTCCATAATGTTTGTTAGTTTTTTTAATTCACTCCATATTCTATCTAATAATTTTTTCTCTTTATCATCTAACATAAAAAATGAATTACTATCGTAACTTTGACCACCAATTTGAGGCATTATTAAATATTGAACGACTGATTTAAACTTACCATCCGATAATTCTTTTTTTATTCTGGTTAAATCAAAACCTTTTCCTAAACTTCTATCTTTTTTTACAAGAGCTGGTACTATAAATTTATTGAATAGTTTTTGAACTGCAGTTAACTTGTTGATATTTCTTTTGATTGGGTGCTTTGCTAATGGGCCTTTTAAATTTTTGGCCTGTTTCATAACTAAGTTCATAGCTGTATTAAAGTCTTTGTTGAAGTTATCCACACTAACGAATTCGTTAATTACATCTTCATTTACTTTTGTATATCCAAGAACATCTGGTTTTGGATGACCACCTTGTGAACCACTTGCAGAACTTGCAAATGCTTTTGGTGTATCGTAGTGTCCTGTTCCTGTTCCATCAATACCAGCTGTTGCTGTTGTGGAAACTTCTGCAAGGTTCTTTTTAATTAACTCTCGTATAATTTCTTTGAGTCTAGCTAATCTTTGTGCTTTGGACATTCTTAATTTCCTTAATTAGTTCATAATATCTCATTAAAGCAACCACGTGTTTATCTTTCACGACTTTTCCCTTAGTAGCGCTATCAGTATAATCAATAGCTTCTGCTAATTTTATTTTTGTAATCTTGTCATTGACATTTGGTAATAATTTCTTTAAAGCTCTTTTAATTTTACTTACTTCATTGTCTATGAATTCTTTCAATGAATTAGTATTAGATACATTATTGATATATTCTTTCAATAAGTTTCTTTGACTTTCATTTAAAGATTTGTATTTTGTATTAAATTTGTCAACTAATAACTGATAACTCAATAATCTCAAATCTTTATCTTGTTGAGCGTAATCTTCAACAAGTTTATTTGATTTAGTTTTTTTATTAGTATTCTGACTGATATGTTCAGTTATAGTAATGACTGAATCTGTTCTTTGAACTGGACCAAAGTCTTCTTTACCTGTTTCTGTTCCGAAAACTTTATAAATTGAAGCCATAATTTTAAAATTAGGTAAACGAGTATTAAAGAACTCCTTTATATCATAACTTTCTTTTATGGTTTTAATTAGATTAAATTTTTCACTGTTTAATCGACGATTAGACAATTTTCTACGACTTTTAATCACTGCTTCAACTAATGTTGCGGCATGAGAATCGTTTTTGTATTTTTTTTCAAGTAAAACTTGATAAAGTGCGTATTCTTTACCCAATTCGGTATTTTTATTGAAGAATTCCTTGAAAATCTTCACCGATTTAGGACTTTTTGAATCATTTATCACGTCAGCTGTTATTTGACGAGATAACAATTCATAAAGAATAGCAGTATTCTTTATCTTGTTATGTTTAACATTTAAAGACATTTGAGCTCCAACTATTTTTGTGTTTTATCAATAATAAATATAAAACTTTTAAGAAATGTGTATTTAATCTACACTATTTTCCTTTTTATATTTATCATATTCTTGTTCCATTTCATCTACTTTTTTCGTTTCGTTAATTATGTCCTTTGACTTATTACCCATCGCTTTTTTCAATGCGTCGTAATGTGCCAATGCAAGTGGTCTTCTGTTCTTGGTTTGTTTCCCTAATGGGTCACGTCCTCTTGCTCCACTATCTTTGAATGGTTTATTCATTTCCTGTGGTCGTCCACCTTGTTCGTCCTCTGGTCGTTCATCTTCTCCGTCATCAAATGGGTCAAACATTGAGCCTGCTAAGGTATCAGGTGGTGTTTGAGTATCATCTGCTGATATTCCAACTGCTGCCATATCACTTGGTGTTCCAATTGATTCTCCTGATGCTTGTGGGTCATTACCTTCCATTTCAATTTGTGAGTGTCTGAACTTCTGTTTCTGGTCTTCAATAATTTTACCTTCAATTTCCACTTTTTCATCTGCGGAAAAATTAAATACATTATCGTAAACCCAATCAGTAGGTAAAATTTTATCTTGTATCATATCACGAGCTAAGGAAACTTTCTGTCCCCATAGTTCAATCTTTTCTTGTTCATACATTGTTGACGGGCTTGCTAAGGTTAATTCAAAGTTTACCAAGTCTTCATCTGTATATCCTTGTGAATATAAATGAACAACTGCGATTTTTGTTAGTTCTGATACGAGAATTCTTTGTATTCTTTCAATGGTTCTTGCAAATCTAACATCTTCTGCTGCTAAGGTTGCTTTACCACCGACATTTTCATCAAAACCTAAAAATGCCTTTGGCACTCTTAGTGATGCTAATAATTTGTTTTTCAAATATTCAATATCTTCTGTTGAATCATAATCAATACCACCCAATTCCTCTATACTTGTTCCACTATCTCCACCACGAACTGGCATAAAGAAGTCTTCTGTTAGATTCTGCATATTGTATTTTAAATTATAATCACCTGTTGCTTCATCAATAATAGGTGTTTTTTTCATCTTGTTGATGATTCTTTGCATATAATTGTCAACTTCTGCTGGTGGGATGTTTCCGATATCAATCTTGAATACTCGTTTTGAAGGTGCTCTCATAATTCTGTGAATTAACATAGCGTCTTCCATTAAAGTTAATTGTTTCCAAATCTTTCTCGTAGATTCAACCATAGATTTACCATAAGGTAAGAAATTACTATCGTTTGCTAATCTGAAGTGAGCAACTTGAAAGTTTTCAAATTCTATCTTCCCTTTATTTGACTTTTGACCAAAATACGGGTGTGCTCCCTCAATTGATTCCATATAGAACTTTGTATAATAAGGATTCTCTGGGTCTTCTCCCTCTGCACGAACTAATTCATATGGTGATAACGGAACAACATTTGTAACTCCGTATTTATCACTAATGTCTAAGTATAAAAAGAAATCTCCATATTTTACCATATTACGAACCCAAGGCCACAAATTGAACTCAATATTCATAATGTCATAAAATAAATTGTTTAAAATATCTTTAATGTTGTCATTATCAGTTTTAATATCAATAACTTTTCCATATTCAGATTTCATTGTTGATTCATCGGAATATATATCCAATGCACTTGATATGATTGGGTCAGAATCCATTGCTTCATAATCTTTAAATAATGCTAATCTTGCTGCCATCACTTGATGGACGGTTGAATATCCCGTTCCAACTAAATTTAAATTAGTATGTAATTTAGAATATCTATCTACAAGATGACTTTTAACTTGCTTTTGAACTTGGTCTGTATCGGCAATTTTTAATTTCTTACCACCTACGTTTCTTACAATTACATTTGTACTAAATAATCGCTGTAATCTTCCAAATAATGTTTTGTCTGCCATTTTTTCCTCACTTTATAAGAGCCATTCTAATGACTCTTTCTCTTTATTTTGTCCTGTTTCCCATTCCCAACTATCATTTCTGTTTGGCTCGTTGGAATTGTATAAACCATCATTGTCCATCATTCTGGTCAATGTCTTTTTTGTTAACTCAATACCTTCGGTTTTTAATCGTAACGCTGTGTCACGAACCCAAAGTCCAATAGCAAAAGACATAACGAGGTCATCATTGTATCCTCGCATTGCTTCTGCTCTATTATTTATATAGACGAAAGTCTGTAATTCATCAATCAAACGATTACTATGAACCACTACACTTTCCTCTCTAAAAAATTCTTCTAACTTACTAATAATTAGTGGTCTGGTCTTAGAAGTCGTTGAAAAACCCGCCACCATACTTCTATCTTGTCTGTTGAGTTTGTTGTTCATTTGGTGTTGAACATCAACATATTGTAAGTCTTTACTTGTGTAAAATAGATTAGGGTAATCCCTATCTATTACTTGTTGGATTGTTGCCCAACCAATATTATTATTCTCTATAATAAGTATCGCATCATTATATTCCGTTGCTATACTTACCAACATATTTCCAAAATCTTTGGTACTTAACCTACCTTTGTATTCTGCGACTTGTTCTAAGTTCTCAATATCAATTACGTGGAAAGCAGAATAGTCTGCACTATCTCCACGACCGACATCTGCACATACAATATAATTCTTTGAGTAATTCGCAGGTTCCCAAACCCAACAATTACTATCAATTCCTCTCTTTTCTATTGGGTCTTTAACACTTCGTTCTCGTAATCGTTCCAATAATACTGAGTCAATTACTCCAGTACCTGATGTTAAGAAGTCACAATCACATTCTTGTGCTGCACTTCCTGGCCCAAGTAAGATATCTTGTTGGTCTCTCCACTCTTGTTCTCTATCTGGATGAACCGTCCAATGCAATTTAATTGGATTAAAGAAACCTCTACCTTCTTCAGCTTCTACCCAAGTTTTATGGAACCAATTACCCACACCATTTGGTGTTGACAATGCAATACATTGACCACCAGTTGTTAGTGTAGATTGTGCTGCTGTCCATATATCATCTATCTTGTCGATAAATGCTGCCTCGTCCAATATCAATAATGATAGAGCTTCGGAACGAGCTGCTTCTGGACCTGATGATACTGCTTTAATCTGTGAACCATTACGATATCTCAGATTTAATTTGTTATCTTCCACACATCTTTGTTTCAACCAACTCGGTAGATTTGCGTGCATAACACGAACTTTCGTTACCAAGTTTTTTGCTACTTCTTGTTTGGTTGCAATTACCAAGATATTTTTGTCTTGTTGGAAAGTCATCATCCACAAACTATATCCAGCTGTTAATGTTGATATTCCTAACTGACGAGCTTTTAGAATGATATTAAATCGTTCTTTTGCAAGCTCACCAACAATTTTATCTTGGAATTCATACAAATCAAATGGTATCTTACCCCGTATCGGATGTTGTATCATACAATATTTTCTCATAAAATATGACGGATTCTGTGCACATTTTATGTATTCTTGTTTGATTACATCTTTTATTGGTTCTGCCATTAATCTACTATCTGACCTGCAAGTTTGACTGAACCTGCTGTTGCTACTACCCCAAACGTAAAGTATATCCACTTGTTTTCATACCATTTAGGTCTGACGAGTTTTACTTTTTGTTCAAGAAGTTTGTTGGTGTCTTTAAGTAAACTAATTTGAAATGTTTTGTTTGCTATTAACATAGAATCTATTGCTGCAGTTGCTTCCAATCTCTTTACCATTGTTTCATAATCTTCAACTAACGATACATTTAAGCTATCTTTTAGTTCTAATTCTTTAATTGCATTGGTAAATCCTAATACTTGGTCTTCCGTGAAAGAATAAGTCTTTGGTTCTGGAACATCTTGTGCGAACAAAAGTCCTACAAATAGTATGTATATAATGTGTCTCATATATATAAATATATACTATTTAGAAAACTTCTTAAGAAATTTTACTGCGTCATCAGCATTATCTTCTTTTACTGCTTCTGATGCTTTTTCTAGTTGTTTTTTAGTAGTAGTTACTTTTCTTTTTAATTTAGCTACTTCTTTTTTGTTAACTCGTTTCTTTGATTCAAGAACTTTTACTTCTTTTTCAAGTTCCTTAACCTCAGTATCTTTTACTTTGATTGCTTTGTCAAGTTCTTTAACTTCTTTCTTCTTGTTGCCACCAAAGAAAATGTTAAGTATCATTTGTATGAACTTCATCATTTTACTCCCGTTAGTTGTTTTTCTGCTTTTTCTACTTTGTCTTTATTACTTCTAATAAAATCTCTTGCTTCTTGGATAGTCTTATCGAATTCCTTTTCACCCATTTCCCACTTGTCTTCTTCTAACATTGGTGTATTCACACCTACATTATTATACCAACTTTTCTTACCACCTGTTTTTTCAAAGTCATCAATACTTTGTTCCAAGTCTTTTAGTTGTGCTTTTTGGTTTTCAAGAACTTTTGCTCTTGCATATGTTTCATATTTACCATCAATTCTTAGTTTGTTTTCAAAGTCTACTTGACAATCAAAACAATGTCCTTCAATTCTCCAAAATTTATCATCAAGTTTTTTCTTCATTGCTTTTTTACAATTCGGACAAAACCAAGGCATTCTAACTTCTGCCATAATATCAGTCAAATCTGATTGTCTTGTTTTACCACCCAAGTTTTTTTCTGCTTCAGGTGTATATCCAACCATTGACCTTTGTTCTACATCTTGACCTTTTAGAATAGCACTTAGTGCTTTATTCTCTCTTTCTGCGTCTTTTGACTTACCTGCCATTATAACTCCTTAAAATCTTAAACTACCGAGTATTTGATTAATTGGTGCAAATGCTCCTGTGAACTTATATATCTTTCCTTTATACTTGAAAACGATACCTTCACTCGGGACAACTGAATTTAATCCACCGATAGCTTCTAATTTTTCTATTTGTATTTTTAATTTATTTAACTTTTCTACATTACCAGGTTTTCTTAAATCGTTCATCGCACTGATAACATCTTGTCTAATTTTTTGTGTTGCTTTGTCGGGTGATACTGCTAAAAACCCTTGTATATTTTTTAATATTTCTGCTCCAACTTGAAAAAATAATATTTCAAATGGTTTTACATTTTCTTTCCAAATCTTTAAATGATTCTTTTTGTCTGTATCTAATACCCAATTTAAAAAGTCTTGACTTTGTGAAAAATCTTTCTTAATTTGTGGTATCTTATAAGACTTATCAAAGTATGCCCAACGATTAACCAACTTAACGAATTGGTCTGGTTTAATATTCACTTTAAATTGTTTACCTGCTTTGAATACATATTCTTTCCAAAATGATTCGTGATACATACCTAATCTATCACTATCTTTCAATCCATATCGAGATTGTAATTTATTTAATTTACCTATAAACTGACTCTTTAATTTACCGAAGTTTTGTGACTTTGGAACTTTTAAAAAATTAGGTTTTGAAATTTTAAATGTTTTCTGTATATTTTGATTTACTTGTAGTATCATACCTTGTAAAATTCTTGCACTATCTTTTGCTTGTCCTATTGATTTCCCACTTTCATCATATTCTAATGCTCCGTGGAATACAATCTCTGCAACATCATAGTCTATTATATTACTTGTCTGTGGATATATAACCTCTAAATTCATCCATTTAGTTCCATTACCAAATACCTTTTCTTTTTGTGCGTCGGATAAAGAACCTATTGCTTTTTCTAAATCTACCATAGCTCCGTAAAATGCTTTCTTGATTTGTCCTCGTCCAGCGAATTTACTTGCCATTCCTTTGGCGTCTAATGCACTTGCACCACGATTTTTAATGTGTCCATTGTTTCGTGCTGCCTTTAACTTTCCATCAACCCAACTTATCATTAGGTTTTGTCCATCGAGTTTTTCAGAAACATTATCTTCTCGATTTAGCTTTCCATTTAACCCTATAATAACTATGTTCTTCAAGTCTGAAAACATCAAATTATTATCATCAAATGGATGATTCATATGTCCGTATGCTCCACCTTCTATTAATAAGTTAACTTCTTGTGCAAATTCTTCTTGAATCTTCTTGATGTGTGTAATACCCTTTGCAACATCTTTTTTATCAATTGTTGGTGAGTCTTTAATTTTAACTGATTTTTCTCCGAAGAACTTAACTATTTCCCAATTCAAATTACTTAAATTCTTTATCATTAGTTCTTTATATTTGGGAAATGGATTATCTACCGAATCAGTATTTTTTCTATTTTGATTTATTGTCTTTCCATATGTTACAGTTTTTGCCCTATCCTTTTCATAATCATCTGCCATAATGGTAAACATCATATCTTCTGAATCTTTAACTGGAAAATCAATAACTTCCCAACCTAATATTTTTGCGTGTTCTGGTGATACTCTAAAGTAGTCATCCAATGAACCAAAAAAATCATACATACCTTCATCTGACATATCACTTGCGTTTACACTTGTTCCAAATCCACTAACTTCTTTTATAATTTTTTTTATCTGTGGTTGTTGAATAAATTCAAATAACTTACCGAATCGTGAAGTCATCATTTCATAAGTTTTCTTATCAAAGTATCCAAATGTTTGTTTGAATATTTGTTGTCTTTTCTTATCATCAACCTTGGGACTACCTAATAGATTTCTGATTTCCGTACCACTTGATATACCACTAACTTTTTGGTGTGGTGCCGAGTAAACATAACCATTATCTTGATATCCAACTAAATCTTTTCTCTTTACTGCAAACTTAAAATCTTTGAAATATTTTCCTGATGATAATCTACCTGCGTCTTTTTTACCCACTACATAAACTGCTGCAGTGTCGTCTCCGAACTTTCTCAATATAT